GGCTCAGAGAATTGTACCAATAACAAGATTAAATAAATTTTTTGGAGCAGAGGACTTCAATCTGGATGTAGGTATGGGCCGCGAGTGGTTAGAGGGAGATATGAATTTTACTCTTGTACTTTATAAAGTTGATAGGACCAAAACAAATACTGATGATGTTTATGGTGAAACTACAAAAGATTCTATTAAGTTCCATCCACCGATAGAATTTAAGGCATTCGTCCAAGTATCGGCTCCCGAGAATAAGTTTTTGGGTAATTCAAAACTTGACCAAATGGAACCTGGTAATATTAGAATTTCAGTTTATCAATCTCATTTGGATGAACTTGGGATTGAGGTTGACTTTGGTGACTATATTGGGTACTATGAAACAGAAAAAAGAGTTAGATATTACTCTGTCGCAAATGATGGTCGTGTAGTTTCTGATAATAAACATACCTACGGAGGGTATAAAGCATTTTACAGGACTATAGTTGCAGTACCAGTAAATGAAAATGAATTTAGGGGATTATAATGGGTATAGGTAAAAAAATAAAAAAACATATTAAATTGACTCCTGAGTTATATGGTCCGTCAAGAAGACAAGAAATGCTCGACCAAATAAATCAGTATGGAACTTTTTTGCCAAAATCTATACTACATGAAGACTTGGACAGGGGATTTTTAGATTTTGTTAAAAATGAACTAAGAGTTGTTACCGATGGTAAAGTAGTCCCTGTTGTTGATATTTTAATTACAACTCAGAATTGGGCTCAATTTACTCAAACTTGGAATATCAATGATTTAGATAAAAATGTTAGTGTTCCTGTAATTACAACAGTTAGAAATCCTGAGGTAAAATACGGAACACTTCCATCCCTCCAATATACAATACCAAATAGAAAACAATTTTTTTATGCAATGGTTCCAAATTGGGAAAATGGAGTTAAGGGAATGGATGTTTATACGATACCACAACCAGTTCCTGTCGATATAAAATTCTCAATAAAAATCATTTGTAACAGAATGAGGGAGTTAAATGCTTTAAATAAAGTTATTATAGAAAAATTTTCATCAAGACAAGCATACACTCAAATTAAAGGACACTACATTCCAATTATAATGGATGACCTTCAAGATGAATCTGTAACAGAAATAGAAAAAAGAAAATATTACATTCAAAGTTACAATTTTACAATGATGGGATTTTTAATGGATGAAAACGAATTCCAAGTGAGTCCTGGTGTTAGCAGAACTTTCGCACTTCTGGAAACAAATGAAAAATCTCCAAAAGTTAAAAAAAATCGTAGGACTACGGATACAAGTTCAAATTTTGATTTAGTGTTTGATTTTCCTTTTGGTGACACAAGTTTTACACAAGAATTTAAATATAACGCAAATTTAAGACTGGTAGGATTAGATAATATAGATTCATATACTTTTACAATTAATGGATTGTTTTACGGAGGTGATATTTTAAATCAACCCGAGTCTAAATTAACTGTAAATTCTGAAGATGTGTTATTAATCAATATTGTAAAAACTGACAACACAATTCCTTCAAAAATACAACTATCGGTAGAGGTACTTTAATTTTCTCCGTATAAATCTTTCTTTTCCGAGCAGGTTTCAATTATTAAATTCTCTAAGAATTTATGAATCTTCAATCCTTTTTTCATACAGTACTTTTTAAGTATAGTATGCGACTCTTCTGATATCTTGAGGTTCTTAATTGACAAAGCAGAAAAAAGTAAGAATTTAGTCTTACTTTTAAATAAATAGATTCAGAAATTAAAAACTTTTGGTTTTTTGTATAGTATTTATTTAAAAATAAATCTTTAAAAACAAAAAGTTAAATGGCAACAAAAGTTTTCGTTTCTCCCGGTGTGTATACTACCGAAACTGAACTTTCATTCGTTGCACAGAGTGTCGGTGTTACAACGCTAGGTATTGCGGGTGAAACACTCAAAGGTCCAGCCTTTGAACCGATTTTTGTGACTAACTATGAAGAGTTCGAAGCTTATTTCGGCACTACGTCACCTGAAAAATTTGTGAATACACAAATTCCTAAGTATGAATTGGCATACATTGCTAAGGCTTACTTACAACAATCAAATCAACTTTTCGTATCAAGAGTACTTGGACTTTCAGGTTATGATGCGGGACCATCTTGGTCATTAACAACTATTGCAAATGTAGACCCTTCAACAATTTTACAGGGAGCAGCATCTGCTGGTGCGACTTTTAACTACACAGTTAATACCGGTACTACTCCTTACACATTTAGTTACACTTTGACTACATTTTCAGCAACTTCAGCTGGTGTAGATTTTAGTACCCCTTACATTAAATACGATGGAAGTACATCGACATATCAAGCTGATTTAGATGCGTTTTTGACCGCTATTGTAAATAATAACAGTTTAGCTGCAAATACTATTTCTTTGTGGGGTTCTTTACACTCATCTGGTGTTACATCAATTGGGGCTAGAACGGTTACAAATAATTTTGGTGTAGATGGTAACGTGTTTTCGGCAAACACTATGACTGACCCACTTAATGACCCTTGGTATTATGCGTCGTTTACTCCTACAACTGGAGGTGTTTATAGTGGTTATTCTTGGTTTGCAACTGCGGCTGTCTCAACACCAACAACAGGTGTAGTAACTTATGAAATTGCTCCATATGCTGGAACTGCTTATACTGCTTATGACGGTATTATTCTTGCAACACTTCGTTCAAGAGGTATTACTGAATATACAACTTCCCAACATGGACCTTTGTATCAAGTAAATGATGTTGCTAGCGGTGTTGTTTTAGATTTCTCTGGAGCTTATTCAGGGGCTAGCGAAGACCCATATGCGACTTTTGGAGTTACAATTACAGACAAGGACAGTGCAGTAACTAATTTTGAGATTTCTTTGGATGATACAAATGCTAATTTTATTAGTAAGGTATTTGGTACAGAGAATTTCCAAAAGGATAGAGTTGACTTCCCAATCTTTGTTGAAGAAAGATTCCCAACTATGTTGTATTATGGATATAACAATGGATATATCAGAGGTATTAATTCAACTTTGATTACTCACTCAGCGTCAAGCGCTAATGACACATCATCTTTAGGTAACTACTTGGAGAGATATCAAACAGCTTATTCTCCATGGATTGTTTCTGAACTTCGTGGTAACACTGTTTACCAATTATTCAGATATATAACAATTTCTGATGGTAATTCAGCAAACAGAGAGGTTAAAGTATCTGTGGCAAATATGTCTTTTGATAAGATGACATTTGATGTATTAGTACGTAGCTATTATGATACTGATGCAAATCCTGTAGTATTAGAAAAATACACAAGTTGTTCGATGGACCCATCTTTAAATAACTATGTTGCTAAGAAAATTGGTACTGCCGATGGTGAATATGCAATCAACTCAAAATACATTATGTTAGAAATGAATGAACAGGCTCCGTCTGATTCACTTCCAGCAGGTTTTGAGGGATACTTAGTTAGAACTTATGATGCAACATCAGATAAGGCTGAAACATTCCCAATCTACAAAACTAAATATGATGCACCTGGTGACGTTTTATATAACCCACCATTTGGTACAATCTTAGGAGTTGGTAATGAAACAATTAGCTCAGGTGACAATGTTAGAAGAGCGTATTTAGGATTTAGTACGGCTGTAGGTTGGGACGTTAATTTATTCGATTATAAGGGTAAGCAAACTCCATCAGGATGGACTTGTACTGAACAAGTATATTCTAACTGGTCATATTTGACAAAAGGTTTCCACATGGATAGTGGTGCAACTACTGTATTAATTTCAGCTCAGTATGGTACTTCAGGTACACCAGCATTTGATTGTGGAGTGGGTCAATTCAACACTGAACCACTAGATTCTAATGAAGTTTACTACAGAACTTATTCACGTAAGTTTACAGTACTTCCTTATGGTGGTTTTGATGGTTGGGATATCTACCGTGAAAAAAGAAGTAATGGTGATGAATTTGTACTCGGAAAATCAGGTTACTTGTACGGAGCAAGAGCAGGTTGTCAACCATATGCAAACGCAACAGGTTGGGGAGCGTTCAGACAAATTACTGTAGAAGATGATACATCTAACTACGCTAATACTGACTACTACGCATACTTGTTAGGTATTGAGTCGTTCAATAATCCTGGTATTATTAACATTAACGTGTTTACTACACCTGGTATTGATTACGTAAATAACTACAAACTTGTTAGAGCGGCAATTGACATGGTTGAAATTGATAGAGCTGACTCTATCTATGTTGCGACTACTCCTGACTTTGAT